ACCCGCGCGGAGTTGTTTGCGGAGCCGTAGCGTAGAATGTGATAATGCGGGTATTAACTGTCGTGTTAGCGGTCAGGTAGATATACATCCGCCAATATAGGCCGCCAGCGCCAATAGCGTTTGGGCCTCCAAGCTGGTTCCCGTACCCGGCCATAGCCGTTGTCGAGGTAGCACCAACCGAAACAGTACCGCCCATTGAGCCAGAATGCGCGTGCGTATTGTCATAGTTGGATACGGCTCCGGTACCGGCCGACGCGAAGTCAAATGGGGTATCGGTCGCGCTCCCGCTACCGGCCGGTGTTATGGCGGAACCGCTACTGCCCAATTCAAAGTCATTACCGATTACGCCAATTGGCCGCGTCAGGAGACTAATCAAGCAAGTTGTGCCGGTCGCGGCCGTGCCGACCGTGACGGATGGATTGATTGCAACTCCGCCCGTCCCAGGCCCCAATATGGCATAGGCCAGGGCAACGTAGTTTGAGCTTCCGGCATATGCCGACACCATTGTGTATGGAGCCGGGACAGAAGGCGCGCCACCAGCAGCTTGGTTACAGTTTATCAGCAAAACCAATTCATTGTCGATGGACGGCGTAATAGCCGTTGTTAGCAGCGTCGTTGCGGCCGTCGATGTTCGAAGCGCAGCGCCAGCAACATCTAGGTTGCCAGTAGTCATAATGGACGGGATGCCTATTACCTGCATCACGAGGTTTGCACTAACAGCAGCCGTTGTTACGGTAACAGTATCGGATGTTGTTAGCGGTACTGTTGGCGCTCCGGATGGGCCTCCGTTAACTCCTGCAGCCCGGTAAATATGGAGGCCGGGAGACGTAGCATTTACGCGGTCCTGAACATAGACATTCCCTTTTGAGTCAGTTACCGCGCTAGTTGTCAATGAAGTCGAGTTAGTGGTGGCAATAAACATAAGCGTGTCACCAGCGGCCGTGGCCGCTGTTATCGGGCAAACACGCGAAGTCCCGGCCCCAGCAACTAGGGCTTGGCCTGCTACGTATGGAGCCGCCATATTACGCTCTCAACCACCGTCGTGTCCAATTGAGCACAATCTTGGAGGATGGGCCCGAGCCCGACATTGCCAAGTTGATTGAGTTCATTCCCTTCACTATTGGCCACAAATCCCTGGGAGAGTTAATCACCAAGTTACTCCACATATTGGCCGCAGTAGCTACCTTATACACGGCCTGAACTCCCGGCCGCGTTTCGACATGGACCTGATCCCCGGTCGCGAGCGCGCCAGTCAGCGCGAATGAACGGCCGCTCGTATTGTTGGTTATTGTCGGCGTGCCCGGCCCGTAGATATCCCAACTTGGATACGCATCCGCGCCGCCATCGTTATTCAATGTTGAAGTACCGATCACATTTGAGGCACCGAGAGCTACCGGGAGCAACGGGAGAATGCCGGTCGCACCGGCCGGGAGCCCGTAAGTGATTTGCTGCGCGACGGTATCGGTCCAATATGGATCAAGAGCCGTTAGCGACAATACGAAATTCGCGTACATGGTGCTGTAGTCGGGATTCTCAAACCCAGCCGTACAATATACCGCAAGCTGGCGCGAAGTCCCATCCGGCCTCTGGACAACGATATAGCCCGGAGCCGGTATGCCAGCGCGCTGATTGAAGAATGCGTAGGTAATGTTATCGACCAATTTCAGGAAGTCAGCTTGGTGCGAAAAGTCCTTGGCCTCGACATAGAGCCCGAGCGTAACCGTACCAGGCTGCGAGGAATACATTTGCGGCTGAGCCGTTCCATTCACGAGCGGAATAGACGTCAATTGGACCGGGACGCCGGCAATGCCTTCAAGAGCCGTACAAATATAGCCATTGGCAAGCGACAAGTCGGACAAGCCCCACAAATTCCGATCCGGGTCCAGATAGCTAATCTGGAATAGCGGGACTTGATATGGCGTAGTCATTAATGCCTCCGTCCAACACGCTGCTTAGCTCCAGCCGCGATTTGCATCTGATGGAATGCGGTACGGACGTGGCCCTGAATAGCGGCTCCGGTAAGGCCATCGAAATGGGCGTGATATTCGACTGCGGAAGCTCCATCACCGCCGCGAGCTATTGAGGCCTGAGCCGCGCGCCCGATTGCGTACATAGCATCCCATTGCCCGGCCTTCAGCACGACTTCCGGGCTCCCGGACATATTCGCGCCAAAGCTCCCGGATGGCCAAATGCCGCCGCCATCGTACCAATTAAACGCCATCTCATGCGCCCAGGCATTTGCTGGGTTGCCGTACCGGCCGCGAATGTACTGGAGTCCCCAAGCGATTTGGCCGCGAGCCCCACCGTGGAAGTTCCCGGTAATGTCCTGCGGAATTCCGGCCGCTCCGGATGATGGGTTCCGCGCGTTCGCATTCCAGCCACTTTCCTTTGTCCACAGCATATTCAAGTCGGTGAACTGAATTCCGGTCCATCCGTAGTCAGCCGCCATCGACCGGCCTAGCTCCACGGCCGAATTCGCGCTCATAGGCATTCCGCCTGGAGCGCCACGGTTATGGAATCCGCCAGGAGGAATACCGAAGCCGGTATTGCCGGCCGTTGGCTGAATGGTCGTACCGAGAGCCGGGCTATCCGCGCCTACATAGCTCCCATTCCCCATCGTAATGCCGACATGCTCCGCGCCGCCATTACGCCCATAGAAGAACACAAGCGCTCCGGGGATATCCCCAGAGGACTTTGCCCACACTTGCTGTTCCCCGGCCGTCCGTGGCGGAGTATAGCCAAAGTGGTGATAGACGTATCCGGCCATTCCGGAACAGTCCCATCCGGACGTTGTAGTGCCGCCCCACACGTATGGGACCTTGTGAATGAATTGCTTCGCGAATTCGACAATAGCCTGGCCGCCGCCAGCCGCATCCTTTTTGTCGAGCCAGGCGAGGAAAGCATCAACTACAGTCCTTGGCAATTTCGCGAATGCCTGAGTCAGCCCGGAGCCGCTATCCGGGATATGGCTCAGAAGCCCGAGCAGAGCGTGGGCGACCGGAGCGGCCGTGTCCTTGAGGAAGCCGAGAGCCAAATGCTCCAATCCGTGAAGTACGTGGCTCCCGAGCCCGCTGACGCTATGCCAAATGTCACCGACTAGGCCGCCAAGCTGGAATCCCGGAATACGCTTGCCAGCCGCCCACGCCGCGAAGAATGGATCATTAACGTGTTGCTTCGGGACAATTGCTTCGCCTCGCTCCAGATAGGCTGGGACCGTATCTCCACCGCCATATCCGGGAATGCGGCCGCCAGTTTGCCACCCGCTCGCATCAATAGTCGGGACCGGACGGCCCAAATGGAGGAAGCTCGTGAATCGGTCCACCAGATTGGCAAACGGATTCCACACGTGCTGAACGACCCATTTCAGCGGAGTCTTGATGATGTTCTTAACTCCGCTCCATACCGCATTCCAAGCTCTGCCGAGCCCATCCCACAAATCCCTGACCCAGCGCCATAGAGTCGAGAAATCAGACTTGAGGTTGCTCATCCAATTGCTAAAGAATCGGCTAACCCCACCCCAAACGGAATGCCAAACGTTTACCACAGGCGTGAATACGCTCGTAAGCCATCCGGTAAAGGCACGCCATACGTTGCGCATGACATTAACCAGATCGCTCCACATCTGCCTAATGCGGCCGAAATTCTTCACAAAGAACAGGACCGCGAGCCCGATTGGCCCGGTCAGGATAGCGAGCAGGAGCGGCCAATTACGCTTGACCCAATTCCATACCACCTGAACAATCGAAAGGATATCGTGCCAAACCGCAATCCAGAATTTCCGGAAGGCCGCGCTGTGCGTCCATAGCACAACGAATATCGCCACAAGCGCGACGATAGCGAGAACAACCAGCATAATCGGGTTAGCGTCCATTACCAGGTTGAACGCTGCCTGGGCTCCGGTCACGATCTTCTGCCAGAGATTAGCTATCTTCAATCCGGCTACCCATTTGCCGAATGACACGATTCCGGAGCCGACCGATTTGACAACCTTTGTGATCCCACCGCCCAATGTCCCCATGAAGCCGGTCGCGCTAGACGCTGCGGCCTCGCTATCCTTCATCCCGGTCACGAAATTGCGGAGCCCGGCTCCCACCTTACCGGCCGGTCCAAAGTCACCGCCCATTCCCTGCGATACCTTGACGAATCCCTGAATACCCTTTACCGTTCCGCCCAGCAACGGAGAGAGACGGCTGAGGTAGCTCCGGAGCGTCAGGAAATAGACCAGGAACAGCGAGAAATAGGGATTGGACGTTAGTACCTGGAGAATACCGCTCAATTGGACGAGCAATTGGACAAATTGATGCGAGTTACCGATCACGGTAGAGCCCGACATCGCGCCCAGCATATTCTTAATGCTGCCGCCGAGATTCTTCAGCAATTGGACCAATAGCGGCGCATCCTGCCGGAACATGGAAATGAGCGAGCGGAAGCCGGAATGGCTCGGGCCCATTGAAGAGCCCCATTCCGCAAATCTCTCGGACAGGCCTTGAATACCGCCCATCGCCTGTTGCGCGTACGGGAGGAATGCGTGAAGCAATCCGCCGACACCAATCAATATGTTCTTGATGATGTTCCAAGTCCGGATAAACATCGGCCCGGATGCCTGGGCCATATCGTGAACCCAATTCTGGAATCCGGAAGATATCAAGCCCTGATGGATATCGAGAATAACCACCTGCATGGCGGCTTCCATCGGCTTGAGGAATTGCTGTATTGTCCGGAGTACCGGAGGGATCAGGCCGAATGCCCCGGAAATGGAATGGACGAATCCCGGTGTCTGGGCCGTGATCCAATTATCCCATTCTTTCTTGACATGGACCAATTCCATAGTGAATTGACGGAGCGGTGGCGAGAGCCCGACTAGCGCTTGCCTTTCCTTCTGCAGAGCCGCTAGCCTTTGAGTATGAGTGACTGCCGCTTCCATCTGCTTTTGGGCGGTAATGTATTGCCCGGCTGCTGTCCCGGCCTTTTGGAATACTCCCATAGCCACGACGCCAAATGCGCCAAGCCCGAGCACCGCAGCCGAGAGCCCGGCCGTCAGCCCGCCAACCACAACGGTCGCGCTCGCAACTGCCGGCTCCAATGTCGATGTCGCGAGGTTAATCCCCAATAGCACTTTACTGAGCATCGACATCCGGCCGGCAGCGCCACCGCCACCTATCCGGTTAATGGAGCCCGCAATGCGATCAAATATGCCGGGACTATCCCGCATACTGTCCATGTCGGCGCGGAGCTTCGCAATTTCAGACCGAGCCTTTGCCGCGTCAATTCGGACAGGGATGCTAGCTCCGCGCCGTAGCTCATTCAGCGACATTTCCAGGATACGCAATTGCATAATCGCATCCCGGTCGGAAATATCCACGCCGATTTGCTTGGAGCTAAGCGCTTCCATTTTGGCGCGAATCTCGGCAATCTTCCGGTCAGCATCGGTGGCGTCGGCTCCCACCTTTGCTTCCGGCAAATTCTTTAGTGCGGCCTCCAATCGCTTCCGGAATGCCGTAGCAAATGCCCCGGCCGACTTATCCCCGGCCTTGGCCGTCCCGGCCGCTCCCCGGTCGGCTGCCAGGCTAACTGACTTTCCAACGTCCAAATCCCGGACGATACCGCGAGACATTTGCTGGCCCATTTCCGAGCCAATACGTCCCGCGCTAGGCACAAGCTGGGAGCGGAGCCGCGTATCCCATCCGCGCGCATCCGGGACAACGCCAATAGCGACTTCGCCAACGAATATCTCAGCCACGGCCAGTCAGCTCCCGGAGCTTCGCTATCGCATCCTCATCAGACAAATTACGCAAGCGCGGATCAAGAGCCTTTATGTCGGCAATTGGCCTAGCTCTTCTACGCGGTCCTGCCTTGACTCCCGGACGTGGTATCGGCTGCGGCCGGGGAATGTGCCTATTCTCGGAATGGACCGTTGCATAAGCCCATCCGATATTCCGCACCTCATCGATAAGCGCAGCCAGCATTGATTCCACCGTTGACCAAGGCGACTTTTCGGCATCGCCAGTACGGCCTTCCAATTGCTCGGGAGGCGTGTCATTCCGAATGGCTGTGCTCACCGCGCTCTCCGGAGGTAGATGATGGACTAGGGCCAGCATCTTGCCCCATGTTAGCCCGCTACCCGGCCGGAACAAATCGAGAAAGTCCAGGCCATAATACCGGGCAAAATCTGCCTCTATCGCCTCCGTGTAGCGCGCTGTGAGCGAGAGCGCTTCCGCGATTTTCCCATGTTCAGCCGGGCTCTCCTACCGCATTGATCGAATACAGCCTCAATTTGGTAGTTTTTGAGGTTGGCATCGAGCCAGACATTGAATTCGTCCGGGTCCATGATTACCTCTTGGGCCCACGCCTCCCAATCGCCATTCGTCGCGGCTCGCATCGCGGCAGATGACCAATCGCCGGCATGGATGATGTGAATGACCTTTCCGTCGATGCGGACTGTCGTGGAATTGCCAACAGCTTCCGCGCGCAAATCCTCATCGAGTGCGTCTAGGTCAACATCCACTTCCTCTTCATCAAGAGGAATGACATTGTCTTCCGGCTCTTCCGCTTCCGGGGCCGGGCGTGCTGCTGCTTCCTTTGATGTCATGACGTCCCGCTCCTATCAGGCGAAGTAATCGCCAATCATAGTAGCGTCACCGAAGTCCAGGAAGCGCTTGCCGACGGCTGCAGTGTTGGCCCCGATAGTGCCTGGGTACATCGTCACCGTGAATTGGAGCATTTCCACGTCGGCCTGCTGGACGGTATCGTCTCCGCGCGCCGTCACCTTGCAGTTTGGCGCATACAGGCGATTCTTCCGGACGCCATCCACGGAATCGAAAATCATGGAATAGCGATTGTCCGTTGGCGGGTCAGGAATGATGTAGTTGGCGGTAGAGCCGGATGCCGGCTTGAGCGGGCTCGTGGTGACCGGGAAGATGGGCACATCGTCGTACAGCGACCGGACGTATGGGTTCATCGCCTCCAGGCAGGTGAATTGTACCGACTTGGAACCTCCGGTGAGAATGGTACGAATGGAGGAAAGGGTGCCGGCAGCGCCGATGTCCTTGGTTGTTTCGTCCAGCTTGAAGAGGAAGCCGGAAACGTCAATCCATCCCAGGTTGACGTAGTCAGCGCTGGGGATTGTGTCCGGGCTCTCAAAAGCCGTAGGAGGGAAGACATTGGGCGCACCGGCCCAAACGATAACGTCACCGGCCGCGTAGGTGAGCAGGTTGTTCTTGAGCTGATGGCCTGCGGGACTAGTCACTTGTTCTCCTAATTGTGCGTGCGAACTTCATAAGTCGCGTTGATTCGGACGATGTTTGGATTTGCCTCCGGTATCCGCCTTGGTCCGTTAATGGTAACGACGTTTACTATCACCGCCTGTCCTGCCAATACTATGGCGCTATGTAGACCGAGCAGGCTAGCCCGGATTTCACGAGCCACCAACATCGCATTTCCGTGATCAGGATCGAATACGTCAACATCAACAATAGGATGGTCAACGAAATGGCCCCGGTCAGCGCCGCTTATCCGGTGAACCCTGACCACGGTTCCGGTAAGGTCGCCAGCTGGCACCGTCGTTACAAATCTAATGGCCCCGGTAAAGTCCTGACCTAGCGACCACAATAGCGCTAGCTCGACATCCGGGAACAAAGGCGAGACGCCAGGGGAAGGCCCAGCCCAGGGAGGTGGGCCCTTTGCCGGAGAAACAGTCATCGCGCCTCCGTTCCGGCCCGGAGCAAGGTATGATACGGCTCCCGGCCGTAATGGCCCCATTCCACAAACACGGCTTCCGGAGCGTCATTTGAAACAATTGCCTCGGCCCGGTCCCGCGTAGCTCCGCCACGCCGCGATGACCGGATATGGAAACTGGCCTTATACCGGCCTCTGTGCGGGTCGCGCTCATCGCCTACCGGAGCCGTGGCCTCTGCGAGCGCGCGGATCAATTCCGCGCGGCGCACGACCACTCTCAGCATCATTTCCGACCGGAGCAATTCACCCATTCCTCGCCGGTCGTGCGAGAGCTTTACATCCGTCATACCGAAGCTCCAGTCACCTTGTTAGCCCGGATAAGGATGGGAGGCCGTCCGCCAGTAAATGGCGAAATACCTTGCATTGGCTGGCCCTGAACCTCGTACTGAACTCCGTCAATAAGCAATGCGTCAATATAGCTAACATCCGTCCCGGACGGCACATACACGGAAATGTCAGCATTCAATTGGTCGGTACCCTCGACAATTTCAGAGCTACCACCATATTGGACAGAGCAAGGGAATACGTCCACAGTGGTAATCGAGTATTGATCGTCGCCATAAGCATCTGTCCCGGAAACAGCCCTGCGCTGTATCGTGACGGTGCTCCCATAATTGATATTGGGAGTAGGGTATGACATTTGCTATCCCGATATCGAAATGGTTCCAATCTTTGGGCGGTAAGCCGCGAGGCTAGGGAGCCCGGCCACCGTCAGTTCCGCGAGCATACCGCTCCCGGCCGTACGGTGCATGGAATAGCTATATGTGCCCATCGTCTCGCTC